TTTAGCATTGGTAGCATTAATAGCTCTGATAACCATTTTCAGTGCATTTCTAAGATGATTTGTATCCATATCATCTACATTAATTTTCTTACCATCTTTCATGGTCCAGTAATAATTTTTCATTTGAGATTATTTTTAAGATTAATAAAATGAGTGAGCTTAATATTGCTCACTCATGTATTAAAAAGGAAGATCATCAAACATACTAGTAAGTTTTTCATCCCATGCTTGACCAGCAAATGAATGTATTTTCTTTCCAGGAAATACATCTCTTGCACACATAAGTGCAACAGTATCATCATACACACCATAGTCACCAGACTTGTAGTATAGAATAACATCATTACCTATGATTTTAATCCAACCACCATTCATAGTACCCCAACCATTTTCACGATACATCTCACTGATGTTACTGTGATAGTTATGTCCAAATCCAAAAGGATCCCAACAAAATCTATAGGTCTTATCATTATAATTCTGTTGAATTATAAATTTGATACCATTGCTGCTGACTTTGATATTAGATGTATCAATCTTATGAGAATACACCTTAGATGCAATATCTCTAAGTTTATCCTTCATATCCTCTATCTCAGTAGATTTTTTAGCTAGCATTTCATTCCATTTTTCAGGAGTTCTTTGAGCTTCTTCACGCTCAATGCCTTCTAAGTACTTAGCATAGTCATCTTCATCATCTTGTTGTTGTTGATGATAAAGATCTTCTTCATACTGTAAAGTCTGAGCTGATTTGCATGAGTTAAACTCATCAACTATCTCATCAGATGCAGAAAGTACTTCAGCAATAGGTAGTGCATCAATTTCAGCCTTAATTCTGTCTGCTCTAGCAGCTAGTGTCAAAATCTGATCTTCTTGTGCTACCTGAAGTTTATACTCATCAGGTCTAACTACTGCTAAAAATAAAGCAAAGTCTCTAGGATTAATACTGTTGTTCCAAATACCACCTGCAAATGCCTTAAAGTCACTTGTAGGTACAGAGAAACTATTATGTTTTGTAGATAGTGTAATACTATTTCTACCATAAGTAACTACCTCGTAGATACCATTTTTAGAGTGAATGTGAATTTTCATAATTTTTAGTTTTTGAGATTATTTTTGAGATTATAGATTTTACAAAGTTTAATATCCCTCTGCACTCAGTTGTAATAATGTAGTTATTTTGTTATATCCTACTATCCTCCGTAATGACAATGAATTGGTTTAGGATATTACAACTGATTTTAGAGAGTTTTGCACTTAGTTATAATATGACTGACAAGATGTATACAGTCTGTACCCAATCACATGGTAGATATTATAACATCTATCTCTTGGGAAGATAGATAGTGCATTACTAATAGACATTATTGTTTAGTCTATTGCTTGTAATCAGGATTTCTGCCTGACCTATAGGATACTACCCTACGTATAATTGTGATACATAATATATATCTGTTACCTTCATTAGTTCAGGTATACTGATTAGTATTTAATCAAGAGAAACATCAAGCACTTGATAACCCATAGCATATGCTTGAGTTCTTGCTTCTTCTCTTGATTCAGCTGTTATTGTTATTGTTCTTCTACCTTGAGAAGTATAATAACCTACTGTATATTCATTCATGGCTTTTTATTTTGAGTTTATAATTTGAGATATAGTTGGGAACAGAGATAGTTCCGGAATCATTTACTGTCCTAAAGAACATAACACTAATAATAGTACTAGTAATAGAAGTAATACTGATTAATATATGAGTATACACACTTAATACTTTACTTACAGGGAAATGCTTAATCATGTGTTAGCTATATAAATATTCATATACAGCAAGTTACACATTTATGTATTCATGTGATAGGGTATAGATATGGTGGAAGTAGAACACCTTTTCTCACTTTATCACACACTTCCCCACAATTTACAAAAATATAACTAGTTGATTACTAGATGTAAAGTGCCAAAGCTACACACGGTGGAGACAAGATATATATAACTTGTGAGTAGAATTATTCTTCCTACTACACAACTTAAATAGTATTAATTAGTAGGTAGTACACGCTACTGAGTGTATTTATAATACTATTAAAGCTGAGTAAGCTTAATTTCATTATACACTTTCTACTATTTATTTAATATAGAGCTTGTTAACAAGATTATATTAAATAAATGGTTGATTGATAGAGGGTAAAAGAAAAATACTAGTGACCTAAGTCACTAGTATCTTCTACTTACTACATACTATCTAAGTTGTCTGTAGTTTCTTCTGCAGATTCTTCTGCAAACTGTACCTCCACTGTTCTTTTCTTTGCAGATACTGAACCTACAAACTTGTCTGCAATACGGTCTGCAAACTTGTCTGCTAATACTGCTGATGCTTCTGCTGCTACATTAAGCCTTGCTACATCTTTGTTAAAAGATCCTGTGTCTAAGGTGAAGTTACCATCCTTTTTAAGGATCATATTTACTTCATCTTCCATGGAGATATAGTTTGTTATAAACTGAATTTCTCCACTTGGACCTACTGAAGGATATTTCACAAAATTCGGAGAATTTTTGTAAGCCTCAATTTCTTGAGTAGTTCCTACCACATTGTAAATGTGGAATACATTTCCTTTCTTGCTTCTTGGTGAAGCTACATAAACTGCTTTCATGTTACTTGTTTTTAATTGTTAATAAAATTTATTTTATTATAAATTAAGGGTTGATAAGAAAGAGGGAAAAGAAAAAAAGAACTTGATCAAAGTTCTTTCTTGCAATCATGATATGTTCACTGTGATTGCCTCAATGGTAGCCCTGCTATGAAAGCCTGTAATAATCAGAATGTGCTGTGACTACTTGGCATATCTGATAATATATCAATACAAGTTAATGGTTGATAGAAGAGAGGGAAAAGAAAAAGAAGAGGTTTTAAACCTCTTCTCCTGTTAATACTATTCTACCTTTTGCTGTTATTTCTACAACAGCATCTACTAGTTTTCTTCTTGTCCACAGTACAGGTCTGCCTTCATTATCAAATGAAGGTATGAAGCCTTCATTATTTATGAGTTCTATAATTTCTGTAGGTTTTGCTTCTACTGTGTAGCCGTATATCAACTCTTGGCTAGAAGTTTTTCTGTATCTGTTTAATGTTGCTTTCATGATATTATTTTAATTAAGTTAAAGGTTGATAAAAGGGAAAAGAAAAAGATTAAGGCCTAAGCCTTAATCATTATTTCTATTGGAACTCTGTCCAATAGTTCGGTACATAATGTACCTTGATTGCTGAAGGTATCAGCTCCTCTAAGGATGCTGATATTACCATTTTCTGAATGGTAATACACTTTTCCATTTTCTCCTTCTTGGAGCATTGCTCCAGAATTCATGTTTGGTACGTTGTACCCTGTTATATTTATGTACTCTTCTCTTGTAAACCCTTCAGGATTTACAATTCTTTTATAAGCCTTTCCTGGCTTATTCTTTGCACTCTCATGCAAAGATGTTTCAAACGGCAAATCTGCCGATTGTCTTATTTCTATACCTTCTGGTAACATTTTGTTAAAAGCTTTTAACAAAATATTACTGTATTGCAAACTATTACCACAGTTTGCAACTAGTTTCAGAGCATTTATCTGCTCTGAACTTATTTCTATTTCTACTTTCATAATAATAAATTTTAATTTATTATCAAGTAAGGGTTGATTAATTGGAGGGGAAAAAGAAAACATTCCAGCCTAAGCTGGAATGTGTAATGAAGCTGTATGAATGTAAAGGCTGTCAAAGCCTTTATCATTCTTATAAGCTTTAGCGCGGATCTTGTAAATACCTGGTGAAGGTATTAACTTAGATACGCAAGATTTTGTGATGTTATAAAAGCTATTTCCAGCTTTGATAACATAAACAAAATCATATTTTTTTGATTGATAAACTTGGACCACCAAGTTTTGAAAATCAGAAGAAGATGTATTTTTCATGATAAATTAGTTTAATTTATTATGCTTGCAGGGTTGATCATTTTTTCACTAGAAAAAATGTTATAGTTATATTACATATGCAATATGTGGTTGAGCAAGCATGGGGGGTGGAGGCCTGAAGCGCGGGGCGGGGGGTTGCTCTACTAGGGGACCACCACATCTCACTACATATACAGGCTCCAAATACTCCAAGTATGTATTAGTGAATCTCTCAGAGCCATATTACCATTTGGTAACTTACCATGTGGTAACATACTTGGTAGATAGATCCGGAAAGTATATATTTGTTTTATGAAAGTTGAGATATTTACCCCAGTGTATAACGGTATGTATATACTACCTATGTTCATTGATCATTATATGGAAAGATTTCCAGGATGTAGAATCAACTTATTAGTTGATGTGAATAATACAGACAGCAGTAGTTCCTATGGAACATCAAGAGGCTGTAATATTTTACCGTTGTATTTAGCAGAACCTAAAGGGGTTAGTATGACAGATGTTAGAAATAACTGTTGGAAAAATTCAGAAGCAGATTGGATTATTATGGTTGATCAAGATGAATTGGTTGATATATCATTATGTGATCTAGAAGATATTGAGGAGTATGATGTTATAAAGTTTAGAGGTTATAACATGGTTACTACAGATGGTGAAACAGATCCTAGAAAATTTACACATGGTAGATTACATCCTTGGTATTGCAAGTCTTTAATGTTTAGAAAAACAATTGGTGAAATTAATTATACAGGTGGTGCCCATACTGTTAAACCTGATAAAGAATATAAAGAAAATAGACATAGGTATAACATGTATCATTATCCAAAAAGATTTACAAGTAAAGAAGCGTTTATAAAAGAATATGAAAGATCTGCACCAAGAGAAATAGCTAGTAAGATTTATGATGATGAAACAAAGAATCTAAAAAAGATAAGATGAATCCTCATGATATAACAAAAGAGTTTGAAAAGAAAGTTTCTGATTATACAGGAGCTCTTTATGTTGTTGCTGTAGATAATATGAGTAACGCTTTGTTTCTGGCTTTGTATTATGAAGGTATTAAAGATACAGAGGTTGAAATACCTAATAGGACTTATCCATCTGTTCCTTGTGAGATAAAACATGCCGGGGGTAAGGTTAAGTTTTATAATGTACCGGGGGATACAATAAAAGGATGTTATCAACTGAGACCGACACGTGTATGGGATTCTGCTTTACGGTTTACAGCAGACATGTATATTCCAGGAAGTCATATGTGTGTTTCTTTTACTGGGCCATACAAACATTTGAAACTTGGTAAAGGCGGTGCTATTCTTACTGATAACTATGAGGCATATCTCTGGTTTAAAAAAGCTAGATTTAGTGGTAGAGATGAATGTTCTTATTTAGAAGATGATTTCACTATGTTAGGATGGAACTTTTATATGATGCCTGAGATAGCAGCAAAAGGTTTGCAACTAATGGGTCAGTTTTATAAAGGTGACGGAAGTAAAATAAGTAATGAAGATTTGGAACTAGCTTATCCTGATCTTTCTAAATTTGATATATATGTTTCTTGATGATCAAGCATTAAGTAAGATAGGGTTTGGTTCCTACGGTAAGAATGTTCTGATATCTGATAAGTGTAGTATTTATAATCCTGGTAATATACATATTGGTAATGATGTAAGGATTGATGACTTTTGTATATTAAGTGCCGGTGAAAAAGGTATTGAGATTGGTAGTTATGTACACATTGGTTGTTATAGTTTACTTGTTGGAAAAGAAAAGATAGTAATGAAAGACTATTCTGGTTTATCATCAAGAGTTTCCATATACTCTTCATCAGATGATTTTACAGGAGAATACTTATCTAATCCATGTGTGTCAGATGAATTTAGAAATGTAAGATCTAGCCCAGTAATATTAAATGAATTTGTAACAATAGGAACCAATACAAGTATATTACCCGGAGTAATTCTAGAAAAGAATAGTTGTGTATATGCACATTCTTTGGTATTAAATAGTGTTGAAGCTAACATGTGTGTAGCAGGAGTACCAGCTAAAAAAATAAAAGAAAGAAAATTGTTTTCATTTAAGTGATATATTAAAAAAGTTATTACATTTGCTCTGTCGTTTAGGTGCTGTTTCCGCAAATCCTAGTATGTTGTGTAGCCCTGGTGTAAAATCCCAGGGCTTTTTTACAGAACCGCTTTTTTAGCTCAGTTGGTTAGAGCACTAGACTGTTAATCTGGGGGTCCTAGGTTCGAGCCCTAGAAAAAGCGCAACTTCCCCCCTGTGGATAGTATCCATAGGCCAATGTACCAGGTAAGCATACCGTAAGAACTGCTCACTAGATCTGGTCTTCTCTGCGCAGGAAAGTGAATGTGCACTAAGTCTGGTTGACGAACCCCACTTAGTCAGTCATATAACTGTTTGCAACACCCAGGAAAGTTTCTCTGATCAAGAATTACTTCCTGGGTTTTTTTATTTAAAATAATTCATATATTTGTGGAACCAACAAACTAAGTATGAGTAAGAGTAAAAAAAAAGAACCTATAGTCCTTGTAGAAATCAGTATTAATTTAGAAGATAAATTTGAGATCAGACTCCAGAGAGTTGATAAATCTACTATTCCAGTTATAGTAGGGTTATTAGAAAAGGTAAAGTTTGATTTACTAGCAAGAGATTTTGATGAAGATGGTGCAGCTGAAGAATTGCCGTCTGTGAATATTACAACTAATAAATATGATGCGTGATGATTGAAAGATATATGAGTAAGCCTACATATGTTGATGTATTAAAATACATAGATGATGAAAGAGATTCTGTGTTTGCTTTTGCAAATGGTAAAGCAGAGTTTATCATACCGGTAAACACAAAACAGTTGACATTATATGTACACACTGATTTGGGCCCTAAGAAGTGTAATCCTAATGATTATATTGTAAAGGATACTGAAGGTAACTTAATTGTATTAACAGAAGAACAATTAGAGAATAGTTTCTTAAAAGTAAAAAAAACAGAAAGTAAATTAATATGAGTAAAACAAGTAACAAATCAAGATTAGAAGCTTTGAAAGCATGGCTTCAATGGTTAACAATAACTAAAAACAAAAAGTAATGAGTGAAACAGTAGTAAGTATTCCAGAAGTAATTGGAATGAATGAAACTAAAGTGCTTTCATTTGGTGAGCAATTAGTAGGGATTGAGTTCAATCCATCTAATGATGCTGGTGTAGCTAAAGTAAAAGAATTGTTTGCAGAAGCAGCTAACATTCTTAAAGACTCTTACCAAGAGGGCCCAGGAAACCCAATTAAAAGTTTGCTATTTGACCACGCGGTAGGTGAATTAGTAAGTGCCCAGATGGCAGTAGTAAAAGTAATCACGTTTAAATAAAAAGAAAGATGAGACTATTAGGAAAAAGAATCTTGATTAACATTCCAGTTATTGAGAAAGCAGTAATTGAGTTAAGCCCTATGCAAGAAGCAGAGCGCGAAAGAGAAGCAGTTAAGAAATGGACTGAATTAGAAATTCACTCTGTAGGAGATGAAGTAGAAAAAGTAAAAGCTGGAGACAAAGTATATGTACAGACATTTGCTTTAGAGGGAGCTGAAAAAATTGATCTGGATGGTCAGATTAAATTATTAGTAAAAGAGTTTGACATTGCAATAGTATACTAAGATGAATGAATTGCGTTATGAACATTATAATAAATCAATTATGAAAAGTTTGAGAAAAGATAATGTATCCACTACACAAGAACCTAAATGGCTTGATCCACAGGAGTACAATAAAAACATATTGGATAATATGCCTAAATGGACTAACATTACTTCTCCTACAGAACAACCAGATCCATTAAGACCTAAGCATTACGGTGGAGCTGATAGTACGTATGAAGTATTTAAAGTATTAGAAGCTTGGAATCTTGATAAAGATTTCTATTTAGGTAATGTTATTAAGTATGTTGCGAGAGCTGGTAAAAAAAATTCTGCAAAAGAAAAGGAGGATTTACAAAAAGCTTTAGTATATTTACAGCGTAGAATTGATAGTTTATGATTTTTGTTTATTTCATTATTGGATTGATTACCTTGTATGTTTGTTATGAACTACATAAGTTTTGGCGCATGCCTGTATATAATAAGGTTTATAATATGTGGCAAGAAGATGTTGAGAAAACTGGTAAAGCTAATATTGTAATAATCATGATGTGTATAGTATCATTTTTTATGGGTGTATTATCTGTACTGATGGTAGATTAAATTTTTATTTATATAAAAGGGCCCTGGTTTTTACTAGGGCTTTTTTTTATGAAATTTTTTTTGTATATTATTAATAGTATTTATATTAATAATAAAAAATTATGGACATATTAAATTGGTTTAGTTGGACTAAACAAAATAGAGTAGTTACATCAGTAAGTAACAATGCATTAATTGCGGTAGGTGAACCTGATCCAAACAGAGATGATAAGTATTTGACAGTTGCTATTAAAAGATCAGATCTTTTACCAACTGTTCCTAAGTTACCAAATTATACAAATGATGCTGCTGTTAATGCTGTAGTTGTTACTGCTAAAAAAGGTCAAATGTATTTTGATACTACATTAAATAAGGCTAAAGTATACAATGGCTCAGCATGGCAAGCAATGAACTAATAAATTATAGATATGAGTTTTAAAGGACAAATAAATTTTGGGTATCCTATAACATCCCACAATATAATAACAGATATTCCTGATAATGCTGTGTTACCTTTATCAATAGGTAGCAGCTTACAAGGTAATACATTAGGTGTAAGTTTTGGAGATTTAAAATCTCAAGTTGCATCTCCATTGTATGATGCTTACCGTAACACATTTGTCGGAAAAAATGCATTTAATTCAATTGTTAATCCTGAAAACACGGGTAATGTTGCAATAGGAGATAATGTTTTAAAAGATAATATAGGTGCAAGAAGTGTTGGAATTGGATCAAATGCATTATCTAATAATACTACTGGTTTTCAAAATATAGCCGTTGGAGCAAGTGTATTATTTAGAAATGTAACTGGTGAAAACAATACTGCATTAGGATCAAGCGCCATGTACTATAATACAACAGGTTCTAATAATATTGCAATTGGTGCACTTACTATGTATTTTAATACAACAGGTTCTTATAATACTTCAATAGGTCTATCTGTGACACCATTTGCCACCATTGGTTCAAATAATACAGCAGTAGGTGCACAAATAGATTATGGCAATTTTAATTCATGTGTATTATTAGGTAGGCAAGCTCAACCTTCAGGTAACAATCAATTTGTAGTAGGATCTTCTTCTTATAATGCAGGAGCTATAGCAACTGAAGCATTAACACCAACTAAATCTTGGACAATAAGAATTAATGGAGTTAACTATAAAATTCCATTACAATTAGCATAGTAATAATTTAAAATCAAAATAAAATGTCATTAGAAATTTTAAAAGAAGAAGTAACAGCTGAACAAGCAGCAAAGTCTGTGTTAGCAGCTTATGATAGTGTAAAATTAATTGCAGAATTAAAAAGAAAAAGAACATTATCTGAAGAAGAAACAGCTACAGTAAAACGTAATGTAGATCATATTGCTATTATGTTAGGTAAAGAATGGTTTGTTGAAGAATTAACTCCAGCGCAAAAAAGTGAGCTAGAAACTATTAAATAAATTTAAATTTATTATATTTACAGAAAATAATATAAACCAAAAAAATTTAATTATGACTCCAGCTGAAGCATTAAATGTAATTGAACAAGCATTAAACCTTGCTAACTTAAAAGGTGTGTATTCTTTACCAGATGTTAATAAAGTATTATTAGCAGTAAGTACTTTCCGTAACTTAGAAGAAGTAAAAGTTTCTATTCCGGAATTAGTAACTGAGTAATTCCTACAGTAAATTCTTAAACCCTAGATTAACTTCTAGGGTTTTTTGTTTTTGTAATTTTTTTTAAGTATATTACTATATAGTCTAAATATTTATATCATGTCAATAGGAAATTTAAAAGATACCGGAAATCAAGGAAATAATTTTCCATATCAAATGAAAACATTACTAGGGCTACAACAAATAGTAGATGGTATTTCTGGTATTGCACCTCCTGGTGGAGCTGCTACAGAAACAACTCTCTTAATGGTTGAGGCATATGTAGAAACAATTAAGAAGAATTCTATATCTAAAATAGGTAGGATCCAAGGATCAGCAAATTATAATAGAGTTTTAGCTTACAATATTAATAATGATGTTACAAGTGTTACTCATACAGGAACTACTGAATATGGTGTAGAAACTATTATAGAAACTCTTACATATGATGAAAATAGAAATGTAACAGAAATTCAATATTCATAATTATGAAAAATAAATACAATCCAGTATCTGGTGAGTTTGATCTTGTAAATTCACTTCAAGACATAAGCTATGTACATACTCAATCTGTTCCTGCAACTACATGGGTTGTTATTCATAATCTAAATACTAAATGTTCTGTACAAGTAGTTGATGAGGATAAGAATGAAATCATTGCTCAGATTGACTGGATAAATAACAACACTGTAAACATAACATTTAATATTCCAGTTTCTGGATATGTTTATTGCAATTAACAAAATAAAATTGTATATTATATTATAACTTAAATTTAAACTAAAAACAAAACAAAATGGCAGAAAAAAAGTTTTTTGTAGACATTAATCTACAAGGTAGTGCGTTAACTAACGCAAAAATTGGAACTAATTCAGGTATTGGTTCAACGGAAGGTGCTTTTGGATATGATTCATCTGCACATAGATTACAATATTTTGATGGTACAGCTACTAAAGAAGTTGCTAACTTATCAGATATTGCTGCAGTAACAGGTGGTTTGATCTTCCAAGGCGGATATGATCCAACAACTAATACTCCTGATATTACAGACGGAACAGCATTAAAAGGTTACTTTTGGGCAGCAACTGCAGCAGGTACTTTCTTAGGAGAGTCTGTACAAGTTGGTGATTCAATTGTTGCTAAAGTTGATAACGCAGGAACAAATCTTTCTGATTGGTTAATCCTTCAAGGTAACGTAGTTGTTGCTACAGAAACAGTTGATGGTATTTCTCGTTTAGCTACTCAAACTGAAGTTAATGCTGGTACAGAAGCTGGTGCTGTTGTTTTAACTCCTGCAACTTTTGAAAACTCACAACAACTTTCTGATATTAGAACTGATATTTCTAATTTAGAAACAGATAAGTTATCAAGAGACGGTAGTCAAGAAATGACTGGTGTTTTACAAATGGGTGGTTGGGGAATAACTCAACTTGACTCAATTGGTAGAGGAAGTGGAAGTATTAATTTAGAATCTGGTTTAAATGCATGGAATCTTTATACAATCGAAAACCTTCCTGCTCCAACCAATGATGGTGATGCTACTAACAAATTGTATGTAGACAATGCTTCTAATGATAAGTTACCATTAGCTGGTGGTACTATGAGTGGTAGTATTAATATGGGTAATAATAGTATTGTTGGTATTAATACTATTTATGCTAATGTTATAGGTGGAGTAGGTAATACTATTAGATTGGGTAATAATTTAGATGCTGATGGTGCTTCTATAATCAACTTACCAGCTCCAACTGACGGTGGAGATGCTACCAACAAAACATATGTTGATACTACTGCTTCAACAGCTGAATCTAATGCTAATGCTTATACTGATACTGAGATTGCTGCTTTAGCTTTTTTACAAACTATTGCATCAGCTGATTGGTATGCTGAAAGTGATGGTACGTATAGTGTTAGTGTTACTCATAATTTAAATGCAGTTAGTCCTAATGTAACAACTTACTTACGAAGTGTTACAGGAGAATATAAAATTGCAGAATTTGAGGTACTAAGTATGTTACCTGATTTAATTCAAATTTATTCTAATGTATTACCATCTACAGAAGTTAATGTTAGAGTTTCTAAATAAATAAAATTTAGAATTTTTTTTAAACCCACTCCATAATAGGAGTGGGTTTTTTTAAATACACTATATTTGTAAAAAATAATAATATGGCAGAGAAGAAGTTTTTTGTTGATGTTAACCTTCAAGGGAATAACATCAATAATTTAAAAGCAGATACATTAGATATCACCTCTAATTTAGCAAGTGCTAATACTAAAAGAATAGTGTATTGGTCTGGCCAATATTATTATTCAGATGGAACATCTTGGATTGCACTAGGTAATACTGAAAGTTTACCAGCCGGTGGTGCAACAGGAGATATTCTAGCAAAAGCAAGCGGTACTAATTATGATGTAGAATGGATAAGCAACTACACTAGTACAGTACAACATGAAGTAAAAGCCGGAGTTGCGTTAACTAAAGGACAAGCAGTTTATGTTAGTTCAGCAAATGGTACAAACATGATTGTTTCTAAAGCATCTAATGCATCAGAATCAACATCAAGTAAAACAATGGGGCTTGTAGCAAGTTCAGCCGCATTAAATGGAATTATATTTGTTATCACAGAAGGTTTACTTACTGGAACAGGTGGTGCTCCTTTAAATACAAGTACTGCTAATGCAGGAGATCCTGTATGGTTAGGTACTGATGGTAACCCAATCTTTGGTTTAGCAAATAAACCAGTAGCTCCAGCACACTTAGTATTCCTTGGTATTGTTACCAGATCAAGTGCTACTGTAGGAGAGATTTTTATTAAAGTACAAAATGGTTTTGAATTAGGAGAACTACATGATGTAGATGCTTTGAATGCATCTAACAATGATGGTTTATTTTATAATACAACTACTAGTTTATGGGAACATAAATCAATAGCTACTGCTCTAGGATATACTCCGGA